GGATCTGATAGAGAATGAAGTGTCATTAATAACAGTGATTGTCCAGGTTTCAAATGTTCTGTCTCCTGCAATTTTCAAGATTCTTCCTCTAAAAGGAATATCAATAGGTGCAACTGTAGATGCGGGCAGAGCTGCTGCTTTTACAAGAAATCTTGAATTTTCAATTACTTCATTTTCATCTTGAACTGCGACGATTGAGGGGAAAGTGAGTTCCACCTCAAATAGATTAGGTCTTGCACCACCACCCTTCAGTTTACTTTTAAAGTCACTGATGGTTCTTAGTGGTAAAGTATTTACTTGTTGACGGTTTGCCATTTTTTTCTTATACCTCTAAATTAAACGTTACCGATTACTTCATCAAATGAAACACCAGTTCTGGTGGCAACAAACGTAAGACCGATGAAGTTGATTGATCTTGCGGGTTTGATAAAGATGTCTGCTACAAACTCATTATTATCTATAATAGCAGCAGTGTTATTTGTCTCATCACAAATAACTACAAAGTCGAAGATTCCTCTCTTTGCCTGAACATCACGAAGAAATGGTTCAACAATGTTCACAAAGTTAGTTCTTGTGATTTCATCATTGAATTCGAAGAGTTGATCTTTTGCAGCAGCAGAGATTGCATCTTCAAGGAAAATAAACAAACGACGAACGTTAATACGATCAAATGCGGATGACTTACCAAATCCAGTCTTGTCTCCAAAGAGAACAATACCGGCACCGGGTGAGAAGATTACTGGATTGACTCTATTAGAATACAATCTATCTCTCTGTGCTTTAGATGGAGTATATGCAAGTTTAACTGCATTTAGAATTCCACCACGATTTGTTCCTGCTGGTGAGAACCATGGGAAATTGTTTGCATCATTTCTGGCACAAAGTCCGGCAATGTCACCGTTTAGTGGAACATATCTGAAGGTATTCGCAAACCTATCAAACATATACTTGTAACCACTATCAAAAATTCCATAAGTTGTTGAAGTGATAGGAGCATAGAAACTAATTACATTTTCGGTAATTGTTTCATCTGAATTGATATTCACTGCTCTATCATCAGATGTATCAGTAATTGCTGCACCTCTGTATGGAGAGATGAATGCAACTGCATCCTTTCTTGCTTCGGCAACCGCAATACACTTATTCGCAAGTGCTTGTGCTTCTTCCTTAATATATCCTGCAGATCCCATAAGAATGAAATCTACATTATACTTTTCAGTATTCTCAAATAATCCGTAACCAGTAACTAATCCATCTAATCCAGAAGTTAATGCTCCAGCATTATCTATGTTACCTGCTCCATCATAATTCCAACCACCACCTAATGTATTATTAGAATTACCGGTTGCGGCAAAGGTAATACCTTCCGCATTTTGATCCCAACCAACATCAGACTCAAGATCGAATCCAGTTCCACCACTTGCAAATCCAGTGGTTACAATACCTGCTGGTGCTGAACCGGCAAAGATATATTGTGAACTATTTGCAGTGAACTTTCTCCAGTATGAAGGAGAACCTAGAGAGAATTCGGCATCTTTTGCTTTTGATATTGAGAGGTTTTTCTCAAGGATTGTTCCAGAATTACCAGTGATATCTCCATCACCATCAATTACAACAACATGGACTTCATCAAATCTAGAACCTCTTGATGCAGCATATTCAGAAGTTCCTGGACGATCTGCAAGTTGATTCCACTTAACAGTCGTTGAAGAAGTTAAAGTGAGTGATTGTTGATCGAACCAATCTTTTTGTGCAGAAACAGTAGTAGTTGCGTATGATACTGCTTGACCACTAGTATGAATTGCTACATTTCCACTTCCAGAGAATGCATAAACACCAGATGGTTGATAATCTACTTCAGTAACAGTTCCTGCTGCAGAGACATGCTCAAGAACTTTTACATAAGCATCTGAACCAGCAACTTGAGTTACAATACCTTTTAAATATCCATCAAGAACTGAAGTAGTTCCTGCTCCAGGAAGTACTGCTGAAATTGCTTGAGTGACTCCCATTCCAACAGCAAATCCTGCAGGTGCTGCAGATAATGTTAGAATTTGATCTGCCTTAGCATCAATAATTCCAACTCTCAATCCATTTGCCCATGATCCAGGATTTCTTGCGGCAACAACTACATTAGAAATTGCATTCTCATCGTATCCCAATTCTTCGTAGTGCTCAAGACTCTTAATCTTAATACTTGCTGCAGCACCAACAAACCCGTTTTGTAGGCCAGTATCATCTGCTCTTACAACACTAAGTGCCCCACCATATGCCAGATAAGAAGAAGCAACTAACCAGTGCTCATAGTGCTTATCTGTTCCGTATGGCTTTCCAAAGACATCTAATAAGTCTTTCTCGCTTCCGATTACTGTAGGAAGATCAACTGGACCTTGTGCAAAAGGTGCAACAATCGCACCAATGCCACTGGAGGTTGGGTCAACCCTACCGACAGTTAAGTCTACTTCTCTTACTACAATACCAGGAGATGCTAAATTTAGTGGCATCTTGTTTTTTCCTCGCATCCAATTTACCTAAAAATATTTAGGAAAAGGGGTATTTCTAATGGGGAAACAATGCGTGAATACTTACCAATCAGGATATTCCCATCTCAAATTACTCTTTCTACCTTTACTTACTCTTTCAACCGTACATTCTTTACACTCATAGGAATATGATGATGCTAAAGTTTTTCTATTTTTTCGAGTTAGATAAAAATCATCCATTAAACTTTTAACTTTGCCACAAACTCTACATTTACGATCAAAAAATAATAAATGTTCTAGTTCTATCTCTTCATCAATGGACATTACCTATAATCCCACATATACGATCTATCTCCGTATTCATCTGCATACCATCTATCCCCCGAATTATCTACAAAAGTTGTTTCACTATTAATTCCATCCTCAATAAATCCAAATGGGGCCATGTCCTGATCAATTTGATTTTTTTGCTCTTCGTATATTCTCTTTCTTACATCATTCTCTGTCATCTCCTTAAAATATTCTTGTGCTACTAACCAGGAGAATATTACAAGACACATTGCCAAGTCATCATTACAACCTTCTTCTGCTTCAAAAGAATTTCCTTTTTGTGAAAATGTAGTTAATTCTGATATAATTTCGTAATCAGATGCAAGTAATTTATCATCTTCTACAAGAGTTTTGAGATTTGAACATCCTAATTTTTTAACTGCAGAAGTTGTACGAACTCCAAGTTGAGTTTTTTTACCAGAAAATCCTGTTCCCACTATCTGTCCATTTCTACCTCTCATAGTTGCCATTAAAATATTTTCATATTCCAAATCATATTGAAGAATACTAGCAACTTGATCACCAATATCATTAACCTCTATTAATAGCCAGGATTGATTATAACCTTTTGCTACATCAAATATGATATTGGGAAATAACATTGGTTTGATTTCATTATTCCTATATTTTGCAACTACCTTATAAGGAAATTCTGTGATATCAAAAACAATAAATGCTGAGTAGTCGTTACCAAGACCACGGGCAACATCTACTGTCATTAGATAATTATGATCCTCAATAGGATTTTCATAGACATCTAATCCTGCATTTCTTTGTATGGGATCTTCATAAACTAAAGTTTTGAGTTTTGATGGATTAATTAATGTATTAACAGAACCCAAGAACTCACATTCAAACTCAACACGGAACTGTTCTTCTGATGTGTTTGCGATTGTTTGTTCTTTCCAAACAACATCTCTACCAGGAACTTCTGACCAGTGAACCTCTGTAGGAATATATTCGTTTTTATTTCTCTCCGCATCATGCCACATACGGTAGAAGTGATTCATACCGTGTGGTGTTGATACAATAATTACCTTTGTGCTTTTACCAGAAGTAATAGTAGGATAAACAGATGCAAAGAAGGAGTCAGCGACGTGATTAGGGACGAATGCGAATTCGTCTAGAAATAAGATATTGAACGACATGCCTCGGACAGCACTCGCAGATGTAGATGATGCCAGTATCTTACTGCCATTTTCTAGTTCTATATTTCCTTTATTCCATACTAGAATACCTTGCTGCATCCATTTTGGTAAGTTTTCGTATGCGGTTGATAATCTTCCTAACAATTCTCTAGCAGTAGATGCTTTGTTTGCCAGAATACCAATGTTTACACTGTCATTAAAAAGTGCATAATGCAGTAGATATGATACCACAGTAGTAGACTTACCGGTCTGTCGTGGCATCTTACAGATATTAAATCTATTATTGTGAAAATTGTGAATTAATTTCTCTTGAAAATGATATGGATGAAACTGTGTTAAACCTTCATCAAGAGAAACAATTTTAATATAGTTATTTGCAAAATAAATTGGATCTTGTTTACATTTCAGAAACTCAATAATTTGATCTTCTGTAAACTCAATCGCAGTGTTTGCTTTTTTTAATAATGGATTACCAAGATATACGTCACTCATAAAATCAAATTAACAATTCCAAGCTCTTAATGATTTAGACAATCTATCATCACCAGTATTATTAGAAGGTTTCTGCCTCTTTCGCATTCCCTTCATTCTTGCACAAAAACTTTTCCTGCGAGGATTACCAACTTTTTTACTAGGTGCTTTCAGATCACTACCAGGATTTTCTGCTTCATAAGACTTACGTCCCTTCTCATTAAGACCACCAGACTTACTCTTACCCGATTTTTTAGTCCAGGCAGCACCCTCTTCAAGTTCACTCTTCCAATCAGACTGTTCAAATCTTACTTTTGGTTTTAATTTTTTCTTACCATCAGGAGAAGGAACAAACACTCCAGTTTCTGGAGATTTCATGTCTACACTATCAATATCACCATCAACATCGGCATCAATTCTTCTTACTGCTTTTGCCGTAAGTTTCTTCAAGTTGCCACCACCGACTTTAGATTCTTCTTTTTCTTCTTTCATTTTTTCACGTTTTGCTTTTGCCTTAGCAAGTAATCTTTGTTTTGCTGCTTCTCTCTCA